TGATTTTTTCGCGTGTATCAACCCAAATACCGATTGACTTAACAAGTTCATCCTTTTCTTTGTCAGAATACTTATATAAGTTTAATATTTTACATCACCTCAATTTACATATGAGTATTTTTTCAATACCATTTCTGTTTCATCTTTTTTATAGAAATGTCCATCAGCATCTTTTCCCCACTTGTTTTCCTCGGCTATCTCAATCGTTTTTATCATATCTCCAATCTTCAAAGGGTAATTTTCAAGAGTCTTACCCTTTACCTTGATAATATCGGTTGTTCCATCATGAAGCCTATACAACGATACTGTCTTGCTCTTATACTTTCCTTCAATATTAGAGACAATAGCATAACATTCTGGAATATCGTCATTTGTAATTTGTATATATCCCAAACATTCCAATTCATATTTTGCTTTATCAATAATGGTGGCTGGTTTGATATGAGAGTTCTGTAATTTATATTTGACAATATCCTTCCAATCAAAGTCTTTGTATAACTTTGCCGTTATTTTTCCAGAAATACTATCCATTAATTCTTCCGGTAATTGATACTTGCTTAAATCAGCTCGACTAATTTGTTTTCTACCATTAAATGTATTATAAATTTTGACCTGTTCAAGAATAGAGTTTATATCTCCAAAATCAGAAAAATAGTCAATCTTAATCAAAATTTCGAGTTGGTCTGAGCTTACAGATGTCTTAGCATGAATGTCTTGCAATAAATCCATAAATGAATCATAGTGAGTTTGCTGCGATAATGCGTAGAGTTCATTTGCGGCTTTCTGGTTTAAACGTTTTATCGAAGCTACTCCCTTATAGATGGATTGGTTTTTTGTATTCGGAACATATTCAGATTTAGAATAACCATATTTTGGTGAAAATATAGTAATTCCTAGTTCTTTAGCTAGAGTTGTACCATTTAAAATTTTCTCATCTGTATCAGCCGTATTTAATAGTGCCGTTACGAATTCAACTGGATAATAATGTCGATAATATGCACAATAATAAGTTAAAATTGAATATCCAATAGAATGATTAAACCCAAACATATAGTTTGAGGAATTATCGATTATTTCAAGAAAATCTTTTGCTTCCTTCTCTGCAACGTCTTTTGGCTTATCCGAATGGCTACAATATCCTTCAAGAATTTTGGGCATATTTTCTTTAATACATTTTTTATCTTTATGCCCTATTGCTCTTCGCACTGTATCTGCATCTGAACCAGATAGTCCACAAACTTGTTGTAAAAAAGCAATAATATCTTCTTGATAGATTAAAAAGCCATTGTTTTTCTTTAGCAATTCATCAATTTGTTTAGATGGATTTTTGTTATGCTCATGATTTAACAATCTATCTCTGTAAGAAGCACCAGAAGGTCTAATGCAAGCTGTAACTGCACAAACATCATTAATACTTTGTACATCATATTTTTTTAAACTATTAAATGCAAAATCTCCTGTAAATTGAAAAATACCATATTTAGATTTTTTAATTCCATCCCATACTGCTTTATCATTGAAGTCAATTTGGTATGTATGTGGATATGGAATGTGAGCATATTTACAAGTCTTATCAATTACACTAATAGTATCAAGTCCAAGAATATCATATTTTACAAGTCCTACATTATGTGCCGCTGACATATCCAAATTAAGCACAGATAAATTTTCTTTATCAATAAACATACCATAGCGACTATAAATATCTATTGGTGCAATAATTACACCTGCGGGGTGATGTGACAATGAAACCACTGTTCCATTTAATCCATCAAAATAATAAAACAATTTTGGATATATTTTTTTAGTTTCTTCTGGATTCTCATCAAACTGTTTTTTAATTTGTGCAATTTTGTCAAGGCTATATGGGTTATTATTGTCATTTGGATTCTCTTTGCTCCATAGCCTTGATAATGCCCTGCCAATATCATCTATTGTTCCTTTATCTGAAATCGTTCCTAATGCTAAAACATAAGCACACTTTCTTTGTCCAAATGAATCAAAAATATGTTGATAAATTTGCGGTCTATATTCATTAGGACAATCAACGTCAATCTGTGACACCCTGTCTTTCAACATACTTTAACTCTAATTAAATAGAGGGCATAGACTATATCTTTACCTTGCCATATATTATGGTTTAGGCAGACGGCACTTCGGAAGTATTTCCTACTCTCTGGCGAGATAGTCGTTGAACCTTCCTCTATTCGAGGCTTGGCTGCTGATTATCCAATCCTATAACTTTTCAAGCGTTTACATATGGATATATTTCATTCCTCTGCTTTAGCGTATAGGCTCTAAGGACTTTCCAGCAATTCACCGTCTAATACTTTATAATATTTCTATTATAAACAACTATGTATTGTTGTTAGTTCAATATATTTATCATGTTTTCTATCAAGATAAGTATTTGCATCTTGATAAATGTATTGGCAAAAATTCAGTGCTTGTAAATTTCCACCAAATTTAAAATTACTTACAATTTGTCCTTTTTTCCTTTTGTTTAAGTTATATAATCTTTTAATGATTTTATGTTCAAGCAAATCGTCCATGATATATTGCAAGATACAATCTGTACCAACAAATTCTATTGAATATTGTGGAATTTTTGCTCCATATTTTTTATTCAAGTGGCTCCAAATACTTCCATCTCCATCAAAATATCCTCGAATAAAATGGCGGGATAAATCATTTGATATGTTTGGAGGTTTTAATATATTTGTTTTATTTTCTATAACTCCATATTTTTTTAGGCTATCAACAGCATGTTGACTAGAAAACAACAACCTACAATACTCACAATTTGCATTATATGAATTTTTAGAGTGATAAATAGCGATGCGATGGTTACTATTTAAACATTGTTTTAATTTTTCTAAATGTTCAATATCTGCAACCGATAATGTAACCCCAAATTTTTGGTTTCCATGCTTTCTCTTTGATAAAATATAACCATCAGCATATAAAAATCCAAGCCAATATGCTTTGTCTGATGTGTCTATATTATCAAAATATGACTCGTTAAAAGAATATATTTTTTCTGCTTCACTTAAACTTCTTATACTATACCCTTTTCGTTTAAAATACCTTCTTAAACTTGTCTGTGGTATATTAAATAATTTTGATACTTTCTCTACACTCAATCCATTCGTATATGAATTATATGCATTTTTAATTTCTTCATCTGTAACAATTCTAATTATCATCATCCTTTAAGCACTATATTTTTTATTGAACTAAAACACAATATTTAATCTCCGCTTTCGACACGGTTTTCATTACAAAAACGTGAAAATACTGTATTCCATCTGACTGAATCAACATCAATAATATCCGTGACAAATGCACATCTTGAGCCAGCCACAGAGCCACGAGAAGGCCCTATTGGAATTCCATGTGATTTACACCAACACATAAGCTCACTCATTGAAAGCATAAATCCCAACATATCGGTTTTTTTGAAAACTGACAGTTCCTCTTTTAAGTCTTTTTTGAATGACTCAACTTCATTAAATGGGATAATACCTTTATCAACTTTGTCTTTAAACATAGACTTTGTATGTTTAATATATTCTTGTGCATCACTTTCACGACTTCCAGTTAAAATTGGATAACGTGATTTAGTGTTCAATTTAAAATCTTGAATTGTTTCTGCCATACGATTAGTATTTTCAATGGCCTCCATATATACTTCTCGCGGTAATGACTGTTGTTTTTCCAGAGCATTGACTAATTCATCATACGTTTTAAAAGTTAAATCAAATTCATCTTCATTGGTGAATTCTATACCTTTAGATATCATCAAAATTTTTCTACATTCTGCTTTATAACTATTAATACTATGAGTATCTGTTGCCATGATTAATGGTTTGTTGTATTCTTTTGACATTTTATACAAATATTGATTGTATTCTATTTGGTCTTGGCTATTCCAGTATTGTACTTCGTAATAATCGTAAAATTTTAATAAACGTTTGTATACTTCCGAATCATAATCGACACATTTATCGTTATAGCATCTTAACGGACTTGCTAAACAAGCAGAAATTTTAATTATATCATTTGATAGATTAAAAAATTCGTCAAAGGTAATTCTCGGTTTATAATATTTATGGTCAGAATCGTAAGACTTATTAATTGCATTATTTAACTCTTCTACACCATATCTGTTTTTTGCTAATAAAATAGTATGGAAATTATCACGCACTTTATATTGTTCCGATTTTCCATTTTTATTTATTTTTGTATGATAAAGCTGTGGTGTCAAATATGCTTCAATTCCATTTATGTATTTTAATCCTTTACTTTCTGCGTACAACTTTTTATCAGTCCAATTTAAATTGTACCCATGATTTGTACTTGCGATAGCTTTCATTCCACAGTCTGATGCTCTATCAACATATTCTTCCCATTTTGTACAACTATCTAATAATGAACCTTTATCATCATGAAGATGATATATTACATAATTGTTTGTCATTTTACCTCCAACGATAGATTTTCTTTTGAATAATATCTAAATTATCAGGCACATATTTTAAAATTAAACTGTCAATTTGTTTAGATGATACAGAATCAAAACTAATATACCTATTATCATGATTTTGAATTTTGCAACTAAGTTTAAGTTTATTAACACAAAAATCAACATATTTATGTTTTTCTAATTCTGATAGTCCAGCTACACAAATTCCCCAATTAGTTTTGCTTCTGTTTCCATCATCTAAAATATATAAACAAAATCCGAATTCATTAATATTATCAATAATTTCTGATTTATTTAATTCTCGAATTGGTTTTAGACAATCAAGCGTCATGGTTTCCAACCTATAACTAGGTTGGGCAATACATAATTGTGTTAGTCCTGTTTTTGCATTACGAAATTTTTTATTAGTCGCAGGATAATAATGCGGTGGACTATTACATAAATTTTTTAAAATCTTGTACTTCCAAAACAAATAATCTTTTTCATCTTCTGCATGACTTTCAATATAAATCGGCTCATTTTCTCTCTTATCTATATGTCCATCGCCTAAACGACCAAACATAACAACATCTTTTTGATTTTTATTCAATGTCAAATATTTTCTTAACGTATATGCATTAAGCTGAAATTTCCCCGCACACCATTTTTGAATCACTCTTTTTGTAACTCCTAATTCATCTGCCATCTCTTGATGTGTCATTCGTTTATTAACAAACCTGTCATAGCACCAATCATAATCCATATATGGACGTTTTTGATTAGCATTGTTTTTATATGTAGAAAATTTGTTCAATCCTAATTGTATAGCTTTCGCCTCAGTTGCTCGTTCAGTTCTACCTAGTTTATAACTAATTTTATTAATAGGAACTGCTTTTTTATACATTTCAGTTAGAATTTTTATTTCTTCATCTGACCACTTTTTAACTTTTCCCATTTAACCTCTCCCTTAAAATAAATTCGCTCCATTCATATCATCAATGGATTTCAAATCATTATACGTCTTTAAGTATTTACAGCTATTCTTAAAATTGCAAAGATTATTACAAAAGAATGTATCATCTACTTCTTTCCCATTCTTTAAAAGCTTTGTGAAAGATTTATGTTTCCACTCCGTTTCATTTGCTTTGTTCAAACTTTCAAAAATGTCTGCTTGTTGATTCATATAATCAATAGCATCCTGCTTCAATTCAGGAGTATAATTATAATATCTAACATATGGTAAAATAATAAATTGCTTTTTAATATCTTCTGGCAAAAAATCAAGTGTTTTATTTTTCTTTGCTTGAAATAAATAACATTCTGCATCAACCTCATCATATCCAAGGCTTAACATTTTATCATAAATCATAGAAGATAATTCATCGACCACTTTACATCTTTCAATTACTTTAGTTTGTTCTGTTTCCTTTTTTGAGTTTTTGCGTGTTTTTCCTATAAACTTCACAGTAACATACTTGAGCATAACCCACGCAATATTCCGTACTTTGTATCCTTCGTTCTCTTTTGCCATAGCATATAAAACAAGTTGCCGCCCATGTTCTTTTAAATTTTTTGTGGAAAATTGACTTGACGTTTTCCAATCATAAATTGAAATTTCATTCTCTGAATGATATTGAATCAAGTCAATATATCCTTGAATATATCTTTCATCTGATAATGGATAAATTACTAATTGTTCTGTCTCAAATTTTCCCTTCGGCCTTTTAAACGTATTACAAAAATCCGTCATATCTGCAATCCATTTTTCACGAATACTATCGCCGCCGTTTCTGTCTTTTGGAAAGTTAATGTTCAGCATTTTTAAATCATCCAATTCGGAGTTCAATGCAGGAAGCAATTCCTTTTCAGTCGCTTTACCATCCATGATAGTTTGTAGCGTATCATGAACTTTTGTACCCATAATTGAATAACAATTAGAAGTTCCTTTGCAATGCTTTATATATGTAAGATACGCTGAATATAAACAATCATGGATTGTACTTGCCTTGCTAAAGCTATAAACTTTTTTTCCTGCCTTATATAACACATTGAGTCTTTCATCTAATTCTCTTTTTGCTATGATACCCACTTCACTTTCTTAGTCAATAAATACACAAATTTTTCACGCCCCAAATCTGTCGGAGATTGTTTTAATCCTTTTTGCAAAATCTCATTATCAGAATCCCATACATACCCAACATGATTTTTATATATTGGGTTATCTACAACTAAAGATTTCGCTTCTGCCCTGACTTGTTCTTCATCTAATCCCTCGTCATAAGCAATAATAAGTCTTGGTATCATTAATCCTTTCAAATATCTTGCTTGAGTTTCAGATATATGACACCCTGACGTTGCTAATCCAACATCGCAACCAAAACTATGCATTTGAGCTGGTGCTTTGTCTGACTCTGTAATAATGCATAATCCTTTTTCTTGAATCTTTTTATAATTTCGATGATATGCACTTAAAGTTAAACTACGAGAACATGGAATTATAGGTAACCATCTTTCTTCTTTTGGACAGTGTAAGTCATTCAGTCTGCCCATAATACCACACAACTCCCCATTAAAAGTCCATACCGGAAATGTAATTCTTCCAGTTGTAATGTCATATCCAATCTGATATTCTTCTTGTGTTTGAAAATCAATTCCATCATTGAGAAACATCAAATTGTATTTATGTAAGTATGGCTCTAAGATTGATGAATTATAAGTTTGAAGATTGAGTTCTGGTTCATGTATTTGCTTAATAATTTTATGATAAAATCCATTAAATGGTAATCGTGTTTTTAAATTAACTTGTTGTTGTTTTAACCCTAATTTTTTAGCTACATATTGCAAAGAAGAATAAAAATTACAATTCTTTTTCTCCATAATTAAAGTAAAAATGTTGCCATACTGACAAGTAGAAAAACAATAAAATGACATAGTATTGAGATATAAAACAACAGCAGTAGGATTACCACCTTCTCTACGACTAAAGCGTATTTCTTGTTTTTGCCGATTATAAGTAATATTTGTAAATTGCAAATCGTTTAAAATATCTTCTACAACCTCATAATTATTTACTAAATAACTTCGCAATTGATTAACATTAATCTCAATACTATATCACCCTCTTTACTTTTTTATTTTAAATCCATCATAAGGTATATCAATATATCCAATTTCTTTCATTGTATTAAATGACATATTTCGTTCATATAAAATTTGATAATTTGTACTACCAAATCTATTTTTAGGAACAAAAAATACAATATAATTTTTATTCGGATCTAAGGAAATTTCTTTTTTTGTACTTAAATATTTTCCTGATTCACCTTTCATAAATTGATAAGCATGACCTTTTTCTTTTTCTTGTGTTGTTAATTCACGAAACATTACAACTGTACTAGCTGTTTCTGCAATGGCCTTGCCTTTACCAGTACAACTTAAATCTAAAAACCGTCTTGACATAGATTCGGAAGAAAGCTGAGCTGTCGCAATAACTGCAACATCTTCTTTTTTGCTAATCAAAAATAGTTGTTTTGCCATCTCACTAAATTCTGCCCATGCTTTATCTGAATTTTCATGTAATGGTTTTAAAGTATCAAAAATAAATTCTGTAAACCCTATCTTGCTATATTTTTTAATAATTTTCTTTACACGATCAATAGAATAATCATTTAAAGAAATTAAAATGAGTTGTCCCTTTTGATTTTGAATCCATTTTTCTCCTTCTGAAATGCGTTCTTTGTCTTCTTGTGTAAAATGACCAACAACAAATTTTTGTCTATTTAATTTATCACCGTCTTTTTTTGTATGGTTAAACACTCCTGTTGCAAGTAACATTTGCCGCCACTCTTCTTCTTGTTGCTCATTTGAAATAATACAAACATTCTCACCTTCTTCAATTGCAGGAAAAATATACATATTAATAGCAGTTGTTGTTTTACCTTTTCCAATATGCGCTAAATGTAAAAGAAGATTTTTTCTATGTACTCCTGCAAGTGTATAATTCATTAAAGGATAACCAACTTTAAAGCCAACAGATTCTCCTCTATCCCATTGTTCAACAAATGGTTCATATCCCGATTTCATATCAACTGCTTTTAACTTATCAATTTTTCCAACACATATGTTATTCAATTTATAATCATAAAAATCATATAATTCATCTGGATTCATTTGCTGAATTTTTTTCCAATCCTTTTGTACATTAAATCCAGAATTATACAAATTTAATACCATATTTGATTTTACAAGTGCACTATAATATGTATCTATATTACTTGAATCTAAAAGTTCTGTAATTTCTTTAATTGGAGCAAATCCAGTTCGTTCATCAAATCCTTTCTGCAATGCTGGTTTATCAGCTAAAAAAGTTACAACTGAAATATTATCAAATACTTTATACCCTGCTTTATACATTTGTTGGCATAATCCATAATAAAAAATTCCATCAACAGTTAAAATATCTGTTCCATTAACAACGTTTTTATAATCATCAATTAATTCCGGTTCTTTCCATAAACAAAAAATAAAATTGCACTCAATCTGTTCTCTATTTTCCGTCAATTCTACTGGATAATCTTTTAGTTCCATTTATTCATCCTCATCTAACCAATTACTAATATCACTACATTTATGAACGCTTGGCCTTATATCCTCTACCTGAATCTTTTCTATTTCTTTTGATTTTTGTTTTGCGTATTGTTTTTGTTTCCATTGTTGATACACATCATTAATATGATTGGAAATAATTGCAAAAATATATGCAATTTTATTATAATCAGAATTAAAGTCTTTATGATTCAACCAATAAATAATATTTTCTTGTTGGTCTTGAATTGTTTCCAATATTACTTCATTTGGATAAAATGATAATTCGTTGAGCTTTCGTGTTAATATAGTTGGAAACCTTTGTCCCTTTTGATACCCTAAAAATTCAAAACAAACAATGTCCTTAATTTGGTTATAGTCTTGATTCCTTTTTTGACGTTGTTCATAAATCTGCTTTGACTTATAATAATGATTATCTGGAGCTTTATAAAATGTATCAGAATTGCCCCATTCTCCTGTCTCGTAACATTTAACCTTTCGTGCCAAATCTATTCCTCCTTTTAATTTTATTGTAATATAATTTATACAATCATATATATCGTCACCATCCAATTGATTTTTTGTTTTTAATATCTTATTACTTCAACAAACTTACAATCTATTGCATCGCCTGTGTCGGAATATTTTCTTCACGGAAAGATTTCTTACATCTTATACTCATACGCGAGTTGCATCTGTAAATTGTGGGCATATAGATAATGCAGATTTCTTACATCTTATACTCATACGCGAGTTGCATCAATGCTGCAAAAAATATTTGTGATAAGGATATTCTTACATCTCATACTCATGCGCGAGTTGCATCAGCAAAGATGCACAAAACTATGTATGTATTTTTATACGCACCTAGTATAAGATGTGGTATAGATTACAATACCAACAGTAATAAGATTTTATTACTGCTTTCTTTACTTTATCGAGTGTTTAAACTAATACTTAACTAGTAAGTTTTATATAGCTGTCTCGATTTACAACCGCTAAGACGGCATATATCTTGTAGATTTAATGCGAAAGCACTAATAACTTTATGTTTGTTAATACTTCGCACTAAATCTAGAATCTTAAATTATGTAAACTTATTTCAACAAACTTACAATCTGTTCAAGTGCCTGTGTTGGAATGTTTTCATCCCTAAATGAAGAGAATCCGTTTTCAGTCATAATGTCTTTAATTTGTTCTTTTACTTCTTTTGACTGAACAGAGAATTTATCTTGAATTTCAGAAATCAGTTTTACATTTACCACTTCATCTACTTTTGTAGCTTTTCGATTTTCAATATATTTTTCTACTTCCTTTTCCTTGTTCTTAGCTTCTTTTGCCTCCTCCTTTTTGCTCTCGTCTACTGTCTTTTCCCCTTTGCTATGCTCTGCCATAATAGCATCATTGATTGCCTTAATCAAAGCATCAGAATCCATAGGAATATTATCTACAATATCGGCAAATCGAGATTTAGAATCAATACTGTAGTTATCATCACGGAAAGAAATTCGCCGTGATTCTTCCGCTACCTTGCGCTTAACAATATCCTGTTTAGTGGCAATATTCTTTTTCCCTGTCTTTTCTTTTACAATCTTTCTATCAACATAAGCTACACCTAGAAAATCCAACTTAGTTTTAATTGCATTGAAATACTTCTGACTCATATTAGTGGTCAAGATAGAATAAGATTCTCCTGTTGCCGCATCATCAATCTCTTTATTCTTTACATGACCAATCATGATGAATGAAACTCCAACTTTTTTGAGTTCCCACAACTTATCAAGAATAATTTCACTTACCTTATCCATACCTTTGCCAAAACCACCAAATGCAGCATTAATAGAGTCAACTCTTTTATCTGGATTGGCGCGATTATGCATACGGACAACTTCTGGTTCTGCAATTTCTACAAGCTGATCATATGTATCAAGTCCAATTACTTTCAAATTTTTATAATCGGTAGCCTTATTTTCAATTACATCATCAACAAAATCAGAAAATGTGTCCCAATCTGGAATTTCAGCAGAAACAATTCCATTAATAGCTTTATGGCCATCTTCTTTGCCAATGTCTAGCATAATATAACCATCATCACCAACAAGCTTTTCACAAAATTCCTTAATCGTTGTAGACTTACCAATACCACTTTCGCCAATCAATCCGATATTATAAGCAAGTGGATTAATTTTAATCTCAACTTTTTTACCATATTTTCTACTCAATACACATTTCTCCTTTTATTTTTAATATTTTAACAATATATTAGAACAAAGAACTTTCATCTAAATCTGATTCATCAATTTGTTTGGATTCTAATTTTTTCTCATTTTTAGATTCTTTACTTGCCTTTACAACATCATCAATCTTTTCATCTTTAATTGGTACATAAATATTATCCTCAAACTCACGTTCATTGAAATCTGATTGTAACATTCCGTCAACAAAATTACCAGTTAGTTTAGGCAAAAACAATCTAAATTCTTTAATATTTGAACCAAAAATTGAACCTCTCGGTCTAAAATCATCAACTACTTTAAGTCCAAGTTCAACTTGTTCACGTTGTGCATTAGTCAACATTGATTCATCAAATGGCTTTTCTTCTGCTCCATTAATCATTACAATTTCCCACGGAATATGCATAATTTTTTTATTTTTAATATCAAGATATTTCATCTTGTATTCATATAATTTTTTCTGCTTTTCATTATCCATATCATAAACAGAAGCATTAAAAACAAAATCCATTGGTACAAATTTTAAACCATTATCCTTATCAATATACTGGTTAAGATAACCGTTCAAATATCCTTTACCGGAATCTTTCATATCTGCTTTATCAAATGACTCATTGTTATAATAAATATCCATTAGCAAACCAAGTCTATTATGGCGATCGTCATCATCTGCAACACCATAAACATTTTCAATACTGAAATGGTTATAGAATTTATCTTTGTATGGATTACGATTAAACTGTCCAGTAACATATACTCGACCTTTATATTTTGGCAACCATTCATGCAAAAACTCAATCATATCATACTGGGTGATAAAATCATTTCTACCACCGTATTCATCACCGAGATTAACAGTAAACTTCTTGTAGTTTGCAACCTGTTTAACAGTTTCTTCATCAAAACGGTCATCCCAAGGAACTTCAATCTTTTCATTGTCCGTTGACATTGTTTTGATAGTATCATTCTGCGAACCAAAGGCTTCAACAAAACCCATATTATGGTCTGATTCTTTAATTCCGAAATTCAAACGTGCGGACTGGCCTCTCTCATTTTTGAAAATCTGATAGAATGGTTGTTTTGCCTTTTCGTTTGGCAAGAACAATTCTCCCATAAAATGAAATGTATTACGATAGCTACTCAATAATCATTACTCCTTTGAATTTTAATATTTATATGTAAACAACTTAATGTTGATTGCAATTTGGACAGGAACTTGGTGTAAACCAATTATATCCTTCAAATTCTTTTCCACAATAGCAACAAACCGTTCTTTGTGGCTTTTCAATCTCAATATAGCCACAATTTTTATTGCTACAAATATATGTATGAGTTTTAGAACAATAATTCAATGTATCTTT